AGCATTGAGATCAATCTTCATTTTTGCAAGAATCAAACATGCAGTCATCAATTCATGAGGGTCTTCTCGCTTACCACCAGCACCATTAGAAAGACCTTTAGATGCAAATATAATCTTGATAGTGGGTTTTTTCCCTTCCTTAGCGCCACTGATAACATAGGATTGTAATCCAGACAAACTACCAATAACTTTTTCTTCAAAGCTCCACTCCCATACTCCTTCGAGTTTTAGAACTTCTCGAATATTAGTAATAATATTTTCTTGATTCTCTTCAACAAATTCTTTAATCTTTCCACGTAACCAATTTCTTTCAGTCTTTACTTTGATACGAGGAATCAAACCTAGAGTAGTACCAGAAGGAATCTTCACCATTTCTGTAGATGATGAATCCCAAGTATCAATCTCTCTATCTCCAGATGTAGATACAGAATCAAAAAACTTTTTAAGACTATAAGGTCCCTTAAAAATCTTATCAAGATTGTCTTTTAAGTCTTGTGCGACAGTCATTCTACTCTAAAAGATCGTCCAAACTATTTATTATACATCTCCTTCTTGACGATTTTCAGAATAGTGTGCGTCAAACTCTCCACCAGGATAGCGAGACTTGAGTTTGTCGATGTTCATTTCAATGATCTCATCTAGGTCAGTTCCCAAACCCATACATGCTTGCATAACATACCACATGATGTCACCCAATTCACGCTTCATATGAAACAGATTTTCATCATTGACAGGTTTGCCTTGGAAGACAATCTTCTTTACAATCTCAGTGAATTCACCTGCTTCTGCAGACATACCTACAGCAGCAGTAAGCAATCGCTCGGCAGGAAATCCAACACCCTCCAACTCTTGAATACGATAAAGGAATGCTTCGTGGTCTTTGCTTTGTTGCGACGTGACCGCATCGACAAATTGTGCATACTTCTTAGGATCAATCATACTTAAGTTCTTGAAAGGATTTTTTTGCTGTGAAACGTTTTACTAGATCTGCTTTGTCTTGTTCTTGACCAGCATCAACTAGGTCCTCTTGTGCAGATTCCTCTACATCATACAACCTCATCTTCGCTCTGTCAATCCCTATGCAGAATCGTTTGTTCATTGTCGGATCATTATAACGATTCTTAAGTTGCTTGACCATAAGTTGATTCATGCCCTCAAGCTCCTCCGTGCTAATAAGGGCAAACATAAGATCAGCAGTAGCAGGGAGACCAAAGGATTCACTAGTGTCAGTAATGTCAACATCAGTGCTACCGAAACCTGAACGAGTGGTTTGCGTAGCAGATACAATAGGTACGTTACACTCAACTGCCATACCCCTAAGTTCTTCTGCGATCGATTTAACGTAGGTGTAGGAGTTAACAACGCTTCCCTTATATCTCTGGGAAGCACAGATATTGAGGTAATCCACAAAGATAATATCGGGTTTAATGCTCCGCTTAAGAGCAAGATCAGAAATGAGAGACTTAAAATGTCCGACATGTGCAGATGCTGTAGGGTATTCTTTAATTATAAGTCTTCCTTCAGTCTTACTGGAAAGGTTTGCAATCTTCTTTTTGAACATTGACTTAGGAAGATCACCAAGTTTCTGAATATTAATATTCAAAAGGTTGGCGTCAATACGTTCTGCAATCTTTTCTTCTGCCATCTCACAAGTAATGTACAAAACATTCTTACCCTGTAGCAAACATGCAGATGCAACGTGACACATAAACAAAGACTTACCAACACCCGTGCCAGCAAGAGCAATGTTCAGTGACTTATTGACCATACCACCTTTGGTGATCTTATTAAAGAACTCAAGATCAAAGGGAATCTTATCCTCCTTTCGGTGATAGTAATCGAATCGATCTTCAGCATTGTCCATGTAGTCATGACCAACATTCTGATCAAATCCTACTGCTAACGCTTCCGAAAGAATCTGAGGAATAGCGCCTTTATCTTTCTGGGAGTCTTGCCCGTCAGCAATCTTGACACTCTCCATAAGAGATAGGTAGATCGCACGCTCTTGACACCACTTTTCTGTAGTATCAACGAGCCAGTCGTGGTCTGCGGGATCATCGGAAAGGACATTTAGAACCTGGATAACTTCTTTAAACTGCTCCTCAGTGAGGTCAGTTCGTTCCTGACATTCTATACCAATTGCGTTCAGACTGGGACACGCATCATATTGACTTATGTATTCATGAACTTCTAAGAAGATAATCTTATACTCTCTTGCTTGGAAGTAATCAGATTTAATGAAAGGCAATACCTTTCTCATATATCTCTCATTGTAAATGAGATTGCTCAGGATTGTAACTTCTAGATTCATAGGTAGTGCAGATAAGTTCCGAAAATGTATTTGGATCCTATGGTTACGGGACGACCAGCATGGCGGTACATCCAAGTTGGAGGGAACACAAGTATTCTACCACACTTTGGAGTAATGGAAAGGTCTAGTTTTGGAAAATCTGTAGTTCCACCCTCTTCCACTGCATTAAGATACATCATGACTACCAGGAATCTTCTAGAAGAACTGTAGTCACCTACATCAACGTGATCATCAAACTCGTCTTTACCATTATCCAAATATCTTTTGATTCTATACTCTTCAAAACAATACTTGGCAGGAAAGTCAACACGAAGATCTAATTCATCCATGTACCTATTCACTACCTTGACAAATTTGTCTTGGGTTTTTTGTTGTATCTCCATCCAACGACTATTCCTATCATTATACTGTTGAGATACATTCAACTCTGTAAATGTAGGACGCTTTGCCCTGTCTATAGGGTTATGATTATGACCTTCAAATTCAAAATTGGCAATAATATCAAGGCAAAACCCTATATCAATTTCATCATCATAGACTTTGATATAGTCAGTAAGACTATTTGCCATAACGGAACTCCTGCCCTGCTGCTTCATCAAGTGCTTGCATCACTTCGGGGGTGAAATATTTTTCGGGATCAGCAAGAATAGACTTAGGATAAACATTAGATCCACCAACACTGATACGATTCCCTGACTTCTCGAAGACTCCGTACTTGATACCCAGTTCCAATAATCCGTAATAGCGGTCAAGTCCACGATCGTAGTAAAGACGTGTTTCAACCTGTGAATTCTCCTTTGTCAATCTAGACTTGTGTGCTTTACATCGAATAATATTACCTACAACTTCTGTGCCATCCTTTTCTTTCTTCTTAGACAGATAGATAATCGTAGAAGATGCATACTTCAGACCACTACCACCACCCATTTCTTTCATAGGAACATAAGATCCAATCACATCATAGGTATGATTGGTGACTAGCATAGGCACATTTGCCTTACCTAGTTTCAATGTTAACACACGGAATGCCCCTTTAATCAACTGAGATTTTGTCATATCACGAACCTGCTTATCATTCGCAACATCCTCAACCTCTTTGTTGCTCGCAAGCATGCCCAAAGAATCAAGAACAAACAGCATGGGTTGTCGATCTGCTTTGTCTTGCTCCATATACTTGTCAAGGATACGGCACGACTGAGTACGAAATTCTTCGATAGTAGATACAGGTACGATCATCATACGATCAGATGGGATACCTCGGTCTTCAATCATCTGCCTAGAAATAGCAGACTCTGACTCAAAATAAATTACTCCAGCATCAGGATTTGATTCAAGAAAATGTTGGACAATCCCAAGACAAAAGAAAGTCTTACCAGTAGAAGACTCCCCTGCGATAGCAGTGATCTTGTTAGAGGGGACACCTCCGTAGATTGAACCACTAACCAGAGCATTGAAAATGTAACTACCAGTATCAATGTAGCCAGAAGTATCTCCTGCTGCGACACCATCGCTAACAAGTCCTGCATACTCATTGTCGATCTCCTTAACCACATCCTTTAAAAAATTCACTCTTTGACCTCTAATAATGTTGTGATATGTTGCGAACGTTTCATGGCACGTTCAAACCACTTGGCATCTTTCAAATCATCAAAAAGTTTTTCTTCTCTGGATGCACCAGCACCGAATGCTTTTTGATATGATACGATAAATTTTGTTGTCATCCGAATAGGAACTCCAGTGATGGTACTTTCTCAGGTTGCCACCCAATAGTATCCATAATAACTTTGATAGGATCTAGGAAACTCTTTGAGAATTGTAAGTCATAGTCCACCTGTTTGTCAAGTGCAAACTCCTTGGGAAACGTATTCAAATAACTGATTACGTTCTCACCAATTTTGTTAGGTGTTTTTAAATACACAAACTTAATCTTCTCTCCGTCCTGAATTAAAGGATACTTATGAGTTAGTTTGTTCTTCTTGTTATGGAAGTTGTATAGCAATGCTCCTCGGACATGAATGGGTGTGCCTTTGCTATAGATCGTCGTGGGATTCGACCACTTATTTATACCGTTGCATCCACGAGGGAATGATATATCTTCAACAGGCAATGATGAAAACTTATCTCTAAAGTCTGCAATAAACTTCTGTGCTGCCTCCTCATCCTGGTTCATAATCACGACCAGACAATCCTTAATGGATGTTCTACATGCAGCAGGAGTCGAGGACTTAACTGCTTCAATACCCATCATCTTGAGTTTAGGTTTCTCATAACGAACACCTTCACTATCCCAGACATTAAGAATGTATCTCTTCTTAGCAGTCCAGATTCCTTTCTCAGCGATGTTCTCTCGCTTCATGACCATCTTCTGATCATAAGCACCAACGTATGATGCTAGTTCTTGATACGATTTTTCAATGAACGGTTCTATTCTTTCTTTGCATGCTGAGTCGATGAAGTTAACGATTCTTTCTGCACGAACATCCTGTGAAGGGAATACAGAACTGACAAGTAAATCAAGACAGATGTAAATGCTATCAGTATCAGAAGCGATAACATAATCATGATCCTCTGTTTTAAGTAATTTGTTTAGGTAAGTATTTACCTTGCTCTCAATCCATCTAATCGAGACTTGACCCGAGAGGGTAATTGCCTCAGCATTTGCCAGATTGTAATACCTGAAGTATTGGTTTCCGATAGCACCATAGGCAGAGTTGAGTTGGATCTTTCTTGCCATTTGGATATTGTTGAATTTTGATATATCCTTTTGTAGTGCCAGGGTTTCCTTAGGTGTGGTGGCATGCTCAAGAGCTTGCTTAGACTTAAGCATTCTCTTCTTGTATATGGTCCGTTCATCATAGATTTTCTGCATCATTTCTGGTAGGAACCCAAGTATATCCTTACGATACTGAGCACCGTTAGCACATACGCAATACTTCCCATCAATATCTAGTTCTTGATTAAGTATCTTATCAACAGTAGCCGATGGGTGCCTT